TCGGTCGGCGGCATTCAGATCTCGCCCTACGGCACGCTCCTGGGTCGCCCGGTATTCGTGTCACAGCACGCCAACACGTTCTCGAGTCAGGGTGACGTGCTGCTGGTGGACCTGTCGTACTACCAGACCATCACCAAGTCCGGTGGCATGCAGACCGCGACATCCATGCATCTGTACTTCGATGCGGATCTGACGGCGTTTCGCACCACCTTCCGCATGGATGGCCAGTCCAAGATCGTCAACCCGATCGCGCCGGCTAAGGGCAGCAATTCGCTGTCGCCCTACATCCAGCTTGCCGCGCGCTAACTTTCTGGCGCAACCCGACGGGGCCTGAGCGCCCCGTTCCCTTTTTCCGTCTCATTTCTATCAGGAGATTCCTATGTTCCCCAATGCAAAGGGCAGCGAACTGCTGTCGATTCTCGCCACCATCGATCCGGTCAGCCAGGGTGCCGGCTCCGTCACCTCCGGCTGGGTCAATGTGGCCAACTTCCATTCCTTCCTGGCCGTGGTGCAAACCGGCGTCATGGGTGCGTCCGCCACGCTGGACGCCAAGATCCAGCAGGCCCAGGACAACTCGGGCACAGGCGTCAAGGACGTGACCGGCAAAGCCATCACCCAGATTGTCAAAGCCACAGGCGACAACAAGCAGGCGTTCATCAACCTGCGACCTGAAGACGTCGACAACATCAACGGCTTTGGGTTCGTGCGCGTATCGCTCACCGTGGGTGTCGCGGCCAGCATAGTCTCGGGGCAACTGCTCGGCATGAACCCGCGCTACGCCACGGCCGACGCCTACAACCAGGCCGCAGTCATCCAGATCGTCTAAGCGCTAGGACGCAGTCCATGCCACTTCAGCTAGTCACGCCACCCGCAGAGGAGCCCGTGTCTCTCATCGAGGCCAAGGCCCATCTGCGGGTGGATTTCAGCGACGACGATCTGTTGATCACCTCGCTGATCTCGGCTGCTCGCCAGGCGGCTGAGACGCTCACCGGGCGCCAGATCGTGACCGCGCGCTGGAAGCTGATCCTGGACTGTTTCCCTGGACCATCCTTGATGGGTGTGCCCGCGGGCTTAGTTTTCTCGCTACCCGGGCACGCCGTTCTATTGCCCAAGTGTCCTGTGCAGTCCGTCTTCGCGATCCAGTACCTGGATATGGCGAGCAACACGCAGACCATGCCTTCAAGCGACTACACGGTCGATGTCGCCTGCGAACCCGCACGCATCAACGTTCAGGGACTGGACCAATTGGCACGCGCCCTCAAGGAATTGCCGAAGCGAGTTGCCCGGAACAGCCTGCGATCGGCGGTCTATGCCGGCGCCAGCGTGATCCGAGATGAGGCCAGGCTCAAGGCACCGGTGGCGATTGCGTCCCTCGGCTCCAACCAGCCGCCGCCAGGAACCTTGAAGCGCTCGGTCATCATGAAGCAGATCCCAGAACTGTCGAGCGACGAGAGGCAGACATTCTTTGTCACGGTTCGCCATGGCAAGAAGTACCGCAAGCAGGGAAAAAAAGGAACCCTGTCCCAGGACGCCTGGTACTGGCGCTTTGTGGAATTTGGTACGGTCAAGATGGCCGCCAGACCGTTTCTGCGTCCAGCCTTTGAGAGCAAGAAGCACCAGGCGGTTACCGCCATCAAGGACAGATTGTCCGAGCGCATTGAGCAAGCGGTGCAGGAACTGCGCAGATGATTCAGGAGCAGTTGTTCGCGGCCCTCTCGGGAGTGGCCGGGGGACGGGTGTTCCCCAACCTCGCACCCAACGACGTGCAAGCCCCCTACCTGGTCTACCTGCGCGTGGCCAGTGCGCCGGAGAACACCCTGGCCGATGGTGTGCCGATCGGGAACACCCGCGTGCAAATCGATTGCTTCGATACCACCTACGCGGGCGCGCTCACGCTGGCTGAAAGCGTCAAGGCCGCGCTGCGGGCCTCCGACCTCACCCATGTACTGCTGATGGAGCAGGACCAGTTCGAGTTCGATGCGCTCTTGCACCGGGTCATTCTGGATTTATCGCTCTGGCATTACTGATCTCTAACCACCTCGTTTGAACCACTGAAAGGAAACCCACCATGACCAGCACCGCCATCCCCGCACAGGGCTCCGTCCTGCAAATTGCCACCGGCACCGGCTCTGCCAAGACCATCACTGCCGTGGCGGTTGGCAACCCCACGATCCTTACGGCTTCGGCTCATGGCTTTGCCAATGGCGACGTCGTCACCCTGGCTGCTCTGACCGGCGCCGACGCGGCCACGCTAAATGGCCTGACGATTTCCGTGCGCAACATCACCACGAACACGTTCGCAGTCTACGTTGACACCACCGCCAAAACCATCACGGCCGGCTCGGGCACCGCCACACCGGTCACCTTCACAGCCATTGCCAATATCAAGGACTTCTCAGGCTTTGATGGCGCAGCCTCCGAGATCGACGTCACCAACCTGGACAGCCTGGCCAAGGAGTTCCGCCTGGGTCTGACCGATCCGGGTCAGTTCACCATCAACATCGATTACGACAACACCAATGCCGGCCACGTTGACAGTGCAGAACTGACCGAGTGGCAGGCCTTTTACGCGCTCGAACCCTTTGGCGAACTGGTCGCCGATCAGCGCCATGGCATTGCAACGGCGGTTCTCGCCAACGTCAACCGGGATCCCAAGAGAAGACCGCAGCCGTATCGGGCGACGGACTTTATCCACTGGCATCCATCCCATCGTGAAGTGCAGCCTGATGTCCCGTGGCCGGACGGCATTGCGGCCGACGACCTGGAAGCCCAATCGCGACTGATCAAGCGCGCCTTGTTCAAAGCAAATTAGGAAACAGATGTCCAGTCTTGGCTCCCTCGTCGTCTCCTTAGAGGCCAATATCGCCAAATTCACGAGCGACATGGGCAAGGCCGCCGCCATCGCGGAATCCCGTGCGCGCCAGATCGACAAGAGCATTGGCCTGGTCAAGACCGGTCTGGCCTCGATCGGGCTGGGTTTTACCTTTGGTGCCACCTTCGATACCCTCAAGAACAAGATCGAGGGTGCGATCGCCTCGGCCGCCGGTTTGCAGCAACTCTCGGAGCGCACCGGCGCCACAGTAGAGGCGCTCTCGGGTTTGTCGGCAATAGCCAAACTCTCCGGAACCGATACCGAAACCCTGGCACTGGGCCTGCAAAAGCTCAGCAAGTCCATGGTCGATGCGCAAAACGGTGGCAAGAAAACCAGTGCGTCCTTTGCTGCGATCGGCATCTCCGTGAAAGACCTGGCCGGCAAGGGGCCCGATGAAGTCTTCCAGATGGTGGCCAAGGCACTGGCCAACTACCAGGACGGGGCCGAGAAAGTCGTCATTGCGCAAAACCTCCTCGGTAAATCCGGTGCCAACCTGCTACCGGTCTTGAAGGACCTGGCCGACGCCGGCGATCTGCAGGTTAAGGTCACAGCCGCGCAGGCACAGATGGCCGATGAGTATGAGAAGAACCAGGTCCGGCTCAAAGTGTCCACCGAGGCCATCTTCCGGGTCATCGGCATGGAGTTGGTCCCGGTTTTCAACGCCTTCACCAAAGCCCTGCTCGACGCCCAGAACGCCAATGATGGCGTGCGCAAGGGGGTAGACGATCTGGCCAAAGACGGGTCCATTCGTACCTGGGCAGAAAACGCCGCACGCGTGGTCGGTGTCGTCATCGATGCCTTTGATGGCGTGGCCCGCACAGTTCTGATCGCCGGCAAGACCCTGGGCGTGGCCATGGCGCAGGCGGCACTGGTGGCGCAAGGCGAGTTCAAACTGGCATCGAACGCCGGGCTGGAACTGGGCAAAGACATCGACGGCATCCTCAACCGGGAACTGTTCTCCAGCCGCCTGGAAAAACGCCTGCAGGAATCCGCCAAGGCCACTCCGGCCGCAAAGCCGCGCTCGCGCATCAACACCACAGGCCTGGGCAACGGCGATGTTTACAAAGGTCCCAGTGATGATCCGACTCGCAAACTGCTCGAGGGTCAGATCAAGGCGCAGGACGCGCTCATCGCGACCGAGAAGACCCAGTTGCAAAGCCGCGAGCAGGTCCTGCAGTCCTTCTACAACCAGGAGTACATGGATGCCAGCGAGTATTACGCCACCAAGCAGACCCTGATCCAGGATGCATTGAAGGCTGAGCTCGATGCCTATGACAAGCAGGCGGCCGCCATTGCCATCTACATGGCCCAGGCCAAAAAAGAGACCGATGTCCAGGAAGGTCGCAACAAACTGGCCGACGTTGCCAAGAAACGCGCCGCTGCCGAGGTGCTTGCCAGCAAGCAATTGACCGACGCCGCGCTCGAGCAGGCCAAGATCTACCGCGAGTTCGATCTGGCGACCACCGCAGTGGCGCGGCAGAACGGATTAGCCAATGCGCAGGCGCAGTTTCAAATCGATCTGCTGGGTAAAAACACGCTCGAGGTGGCCAAGCTGAATGAAGAGAAACGCCTGCAGTTGGCCCTCGAGGAGCGGCTCTACCAGATGCGCAACAAGAATCTGCCGCAGGCGGAGATGGACCGCGCCGTCGCCGAGACCGAAGCGCAGAAGGAGCGTGCGCTGGCCCTGATCGAGGAGAGCTACCAGCGCCAGCGCGAAGGCGCGTTCGGCGCGAGTGAGGCGATGCGCAAGTACGCCGAGGACGCCGGCAATACAGCAGCCCAGGTTGAAGGGGCGATGACCCATGCTTTCCAAGGCATGGAAGATGCGCTGGTCGAGTTTGTGATGACCGGCAAGCTCAACTTCACTTCTCTTGCCAATTCAATTGTTGCCGACATCACGCGAATCATCATCAAGCAGCAGATCTCCAACGCGATGGGGCTGGCTGGCCAGGGTGGCGGGGGCTTTGGCGGTTTCCTTGCCTCGCTATTTG